GCTGTTCAGCGTTTTCATGCTGGATCTAATGATTTAAATAATGGAGACATCATATGGCAAGGAAATACATACACTAAGTTTCCTTGTCAGGCTGAAGGTTTTGAATTTGATGGTGCTGGTGGTGCTATTCCAAGACCAACTTTTACAATATCTAATGTTTTAGGAACTATTACCACCTTGTTTGCGACTGTTAATGCTGTCACTGCCAATAATGATCTTAATGGTGCAAAGTTTACAAGGATAAGAACACTTGCAAGATTTTTGGACGCTGCAAACTTTACTGGTGGTACAAATCCATTTGGTACACCTGATACTACACAAGAACTACCACAGGAAATTTATTTTATAGATAGAAAAGTGATTGAAAATAGAGAAATTGTACAGTTTGAATTAGCTTCAGAACTTGATTTAGTAAATTTACAACTACCAAAAAGAATTGCTGCAAGAGAATTATTTCCACGAATAGGTACTTTTTTAAATCAATGACATGGCAAGAAGATGCTTTTGTTCATGCAGAACGGGAATCACCTAGAGAATCATGCGGACTCCTTGTTAATTATTTAAATAAAGAAAAATATATTCCCTGTAAAAATTTAGCTTTACATAATGATTTGCAGTTCTTGTTAGACCCTTTGGATTGGGCTGATACGGAAGATAAATATGGCAAAATCCATGCTGTAATACATTCTCATCCGATTGGTACGGAGCATCCAAGTGAAGCAGATGTTATAAGTTGTAAACGATCCAATAGAACTTGGTATATTATTGGACTAAAGACAAAAAGATGGTATAAATTTAAGCCAACAGATAAAATAGAAACATTACAGAGAGATTCATGCTTAAGACAGTAAAACTATATGGTGATCTAGCTGATTTTGTTGGTTGGAAAGAACAAAAAGCAGAAGTAAGAAATACAGTTGATGTTATGCGTTTTTTGCGTTGTAATAATCCAAAGATTGAAACATATATGATGGATAAATATTATCGTGTTGATTTAGGTGAATATGATGCAACAGAAAATGATTTATTAAATCCAATAAAAGATGAAATTAAAATTATACCTGTGGTCGAAGGTGCTTTTTTCTTCGCTATTTTAGGTGGCTTATTAATAGGCGCATCAAAACTTCAAGCTTTAGCATCTTTTAAAGCATTAACAGGAATATTATCGACATTAGGAACGAGTTTAATCTTTCAAGATATAACTAACTATTTGACACCAAAGCCTAAATTCGGGTCATCTTTAGAACCAGAAGATGCTACCGTCAACTTTGCCTTTAGTGGGGTCACAAATGTCTCAAGGGCTGGTGTTGCACTACCTCTTGTATATGGAGAAATATTTATTGGAAGTATAAATGTATCGAATGGAATTGATACAGATCAGATTGAGGCTAGTGTCTGATGACTTTTCCAGATACGATTGCAACGTTATTTGACCAACATTATTTTGGTCAAATTACAGATGAACAATTAGATCATTTTTTAACACAACAAGTAGGTTCTGGGTTAGGTCAGTTTGTTGTTTTTGACGCTGCTGGTAAATTAGTTGAAATCAATGGAGTTATTGTTGAAACTGGTAGTTATAGCCAAACAGGAACAACTGCAACTATAGTTCAAGTTGGTGATCAACCTATAGCTGTGGGAGATACTTTAAATATAATTTTTAATGTTGGAGGTGTTGAGTCAAGAGAAGAATTAGCAGTTGCTTCAGTTATTTCAGATACATCTTTTACTGTCACAAGAGCAACATCTGAAACTGTCACAGCAGAAGTCGTAAGTTTTTATAAAGAAGATGTCCCTCAACCGACAACTTATACACAATCTGGAAACGTAATTGTATTAACTCATTCAGGTTCGGTAACTGTAGCAGTTGATGATATTATTGATTTAACAATTACATCGGGTTCTGCTACCTCAGAAAATGTAAGTGTAATTTCTGTAACGTCTTCAACAGAGTTTAAAGTTTTAAGTAGTACTTCTGTCTCAACATCGGGTAATGCTACCTTTACAAGACAAAACAGTGATGCTCCTTCTGGTACTGTTGATGGCATAGAAGGAAATTCTGGATCAGTTTTATCTAGCAAGCAGTCAAGCTCATTAATAGATGTTTTATCAGAAGGTGAAGTTGCTGGATTTTTGTCACCGATACAAGCTGGTCTTGCACAAGGAACTGATAAGTATAATATTGCAGCACTAAAAGATGTTTTTCTTAATGGTACGCAAATACTTAAGACATCAGCAGATATAGACAACTTAACTGAAGGTGATTTTAATTTTGTTAGAGAAGACTTAAGTTTTGAACCTAGATTTGGGACCTCAAATCAAACAGCATTAGATACTATAAGCGAAATTGAATCTGAAACTGCTGTAGGTATAGAAGTAACAAAAGCATCCCCAGTTTCAAGAACAATATCCAATCAAATAGACAAATTAAGAATTACAATTGTTTTTCCATCGTTACAGGAATTTAATACTGATAACGGTGAAACAATTGGAACACAGGTAAATCTATCTATAAAAATAACAGAGAATAATGGTACAGAGCATAGAGTTATTAAAGATCGTAAGGGTACAGTAATTGGGAAGACAAATACACAATATTTTAGAGACTATATAATAAGAGGCTTATCAAATTTTGATTATCCTATAACTGCAACAGTTACAAGAGTTACAAATGATTCTACTGATGGAAATTTACAGAATAAATTTAGTTGGTCTTCTTTTACAGAGATAACCGCAGAACAAAGAGCTTATGCTGATATTGCTCATATTGGCTTACGCTTCAATGCTGAAAACTTCAGATCAATTCCTACCAGAACTTATCGCATAAGAGGAATAAAAGTAAAAATCCCACACAATGCAACTGTCAGATCTGATGGTAGTTTATCTTTTAGTGGCAGTTTTAATGGCACCTTAAAAACAGATAAAGAGTACACAAATGACCCAGCTTGGATTTTATATGATGTTTTAACTAACACCCGTTATGGAGCATCAATACCAGAAACAGCTATAGATAAATTTGCTTTTTATTCTGCTTCTGAATACAACTCAGAGCAGATAGATGATGGATCTGGTACAGGATCTACAGAGGCAAGGTTTAGTTTAAACGCAAACATAAATAACCAGAAAGATGCTTTTGAGCTTATACAAGATATTTGCTCAGTAATGAGAGTACAGGCTTTTTATGAAGCTGGCAGTATTACGATCTCACAGGATAGACCATCTGATCCTGTCTATACATTTAATATTTCTAATGTTACAGAAGGTGGTTTCTCATATAGCAATCAAAGTCAGAAGTCTAAATATACAAAAATAAATGTTGGATATTTTGATATGACAACACAGTCTATTGATTATGAAACAGTAGATGACACAACAGCACAGTCAAGATATGGAATAAAAACACAAACCATAAAAGCGTTTGGTACAACTTCAAGAGGTCAGGCTTCAAGAATGGCTAAATGGTTATTGTTCAATCAAAATAACTCTTCTGAAATAGTTAACTTTAGTATTACTGCTGAAGCTGGTGTATTAGTAAGACCAAATCAAGTTATATCAATAGCTGATGAGGTAAAGCAGGGAGTGAGAAGAGGAGGAAGAATTAAGACAGGTATTAGCACTACTCAGATAGAAGTTGATGATACAGCTTCTACTGACCTTGTAAGTTCCAATAATGCAAAATTATCAGTGATTTTATCTGATGGAACGCTTGAAACAAGAGATATATCTGCAATCAGTTCTGCTACTGTCACTGTTTCCTCTGCTTTCTCTTCTGTACCACAGGCAAATAGTGTATGGGTTATAGAAAATACAACACTTGAACCTACAACATGGAGGGTTGTAAACGTAGAGGAACAGGAAAATCTTACATTTAGTGTCACAGCCGCATCACATAACAGTGGCAAATATGCTTTTGTTGAAGATGGTACTGCCTTGCCAACAAGAAACACCACTGTATTAATACAAAAACTTGCTGCTCCTGAAAACTTAAGTGCATTTGAACAAATAGTTGTTATCAACAATAAAGCAGTAGCAAGATTAACAATAAACTACGCTGCTGTAAGAGGTGCAATCGGTTATTATTTATCATACAAATTTGAAAATGGAAACTTTATAAATCAACAGGTAAAGGGAACTACTTTTGATATTGATAATATTACAAAAGGTATTTTCACGATTGCAGTTTCTTCAATAAATTCAGTCAACAAAATAAGTGAAAAGGCTAACCAAATAACTTTTGCAGCTATAGGAAAAACTGCTCTGCCTGACGATGTTCAAAATGTACAATTGGAGCCATTATCAGATCAGTTTGTACGACTACGTTTTGATAAATCTACTGATATTGATGTAATACATGGCGGCAACGTAGTAATTCGTTCATCTAATCTTACAACTGGTGCAACTTTTTCAAATTCAGTTGATGTTATTCCCGAACTTTCTGGTAATATTTCTGAAAGTATTGTTCCAAATATTGTAAATGGAACTTATTTTCTTGCTTTTAGAGATGATGGCGGGCGACTTAGTGCTAATCCGGCATCAATTAAAAATGATAATACAAAACCTGATATTTTTCCAAAACTTACAATATTGGAAGATAGAGAAGATTTAGACAGCCCACCTTTTCAAGGCGTAAGGGACGATTGTTTTTTCTCTGATGAAGTAAATGGTCTTGTTTTAGGATCTACAGCTTTAATTGATGATATAAGTGATTTTGATTCAATTGCAGACTTTGATTTTCTTGGAGATGTAGATTTTGCGTCAGGTGGTCAATACTTTTTTGCAAATACATTAGATCTTGGAGGGAAACAACCTTTAAGATTAAGAAGGCATTTTGTCACACAAGGTTTTTATCCTAATGATTTATTCGATAGTAGAACTGCCAATTTAGATGACTGGACTGATTTTGACTCCGCTACTGCGTTTGATGTAAACGCTACCCTATCTGTTGCCACAACTGACTCTGATCCTGATTTATCAGTGGGGGCTACTTATACAATAAATGATGGTTCTGGTGGTGCAGGCACGATCATTACAATCACAGCATCATCGCATGGCTATAGTGTCGGAAGTCTTGTCACTCTTAACTTCACTTCTGGAACTGGTGTTGATGGCGATTATCTAATAGCTTCTGTTCCAAATGCAAACACTTTTACTTTAACATCTGCAAATTCTCTAAATACAAGTGGAAATTGTGCCTATTCAGCAGAATTTGAACCTTATCAAAAGTTTGTAAATGGTACATACATTGCAAGAGGATTTAAGTTCAAATGTGATTTATTTTCGAATGACCCAGCACAATCTATTGAAATAGATCAACTAGGATATACAGCAGAATTAGAAAGTAGAACAGAAACAAGTCTTGGTAATGCAGCCGCTTCTAGCGGTGGATTTATTGCAAGCGGTACTTCTACAAAGTCCGTTAATTTTTCAAATAGTTTTTTCACAGGACAGGGGGGTACTAGTGTTGGAGTAAATTCTGTTTTACCTTCAATAGGAATAACAATAGAAAATGCACAGTCAGGTGATTTCTTTACTTTGTCAAATATCACTGGAACAGGTTTTGACATAGATATAAAAAATGGTGGCAGTAATGTTGATAGAAACTTTAAATATGCAGCTACGGGCTTTGGACGTGGTAGTTAATGCTGGTTTAGGATATACTTAAAGAAAATTTTGGATTAAGAAAATGAGTCAAAATGATATGACCATAGATAACTCTACGGGCGCAAACGTGAGAGCAGACATTAATAGTGCATTACAGGCAATAGCAACAAATAATTCCGGCTCTTCAGCACCTAGTACAACTTTTGCAACACAATTTTTTGCTGATACAAGTGCAGGGATAATGAAGCTGCGAAATACTTCTAACAATGGTTATGTCAACCTTTTTACTTTAGCTGGAGGTATTGATGTTGATGCTGCTAGTAATTTTAATGAGGACGTTACTTTTACAGGAGCTACATCTGGAAGAAATATTGTTTTTGATAAATCAGATAATCAACTAGAGTTTGCTGATAATGCTAAAGCAAGTTTTGGGGCAGACGCAGATTTAACCATCCATCATAATGGGAATGATTCTTTCATTACTCATCATTTAGCAGGGTCAGGAAACAATTTTCATATCGAGGCTGCTAATTCTATTCAATTTGGAAATGTTGGTACAACTGAAGTTTTAGCTCAAATGGTTCCAAATGGAGGTTTTTTTGCTTTTTTTGATAATTCTAAAAAGTTAGAAACAACGTCTTCGGGCATTACAGTTACAGGAACAGTCACAGAAACTTCTGATATTGCCATGAAATCTGATCTAAAACCTTTAACCAATACACTTGAAAAAATACAACAGATAACAGGATATAAATATAATTTAGTAAATTCAATATCACCCTCTATGGGTGTAATCGCACAGGATGTAGAGAAAGTATTTCCAGAACTTGTACATGGTTCTGAAGGAAAGAAAACTTTACAGTACAGTGGATTGATAGGTGTATTGGTAGAAGCTGTTAAGGATCTATCAGCTAAGGTTGAAGCACTTGAAGCTTCTTAATATAATACGTTTACATATTTATTTTTTATGACCCCACAGGATCTACTGAACGAAACACAGGCAACACTTGAAGCTGATATAGCAAAACGAAATCAAATAGCACAACAGATACAAGTATTACAGAATGAATTTAATCAGCTTGCAATAAATATAAATGCAAATGAAAAGGTGCTAGAAGTATTACAAAAAGTTGATGGTGTCGAATTACTTGAAAAAGCGTAATATGTAAAAAAAGTATTTAAAAATTATGGCAATTACTTACACTTGGGAAATCAACGGCACTTGCTCAAAACGTGATGTATCTGATGGTTACTTTACTAATGTTGTCTATCGTGTAAAAGGTATGGACGGATCAGAGGAAAAGGCAAGACGTACAGGAGAGGTTGTATTTACAAAACCAGAATCATTACCATCAGGATTTATTGCTTTTGATACTTCTGCTAAAACACCAGATGAAGCAACAATGATTACTTGGGTAAAAGATA